TGTTAAAATATTTATTATGGCATATAATAGTACAATAATAACCAAGAAAAAGCGTTGTGTTAATTGTGGTAACATTGATTATTGGTTTTCTAAAAAAATGTGTAAACAATGCGCTACCGTACAATCTACTCAAAAGAGAATGGAAGAATTTGAAGATGATGGAGAAAGTTTTCAAAATTTAGTAAGTGATTTAGATCATATTTTTAGTCAATATATACGCTGTAAATATGCCGATAAAAACGGCATTGTAGAGTGTTATACAAGTGGTAAAAAACTAAAATGGCAAGAAATACAATGTGGACACTTCATACCCAGAGCCAATTTAGGTACAAGATGGTTAGAGGCTAATTGCAGACCACAATCCTTGGATGATAATTATTTTAAATTGGGTAATTTAGAGGTATTTGAAGAAAAATTATACGAAGAAAATAACGCTGTGGTAGAATATCTTCGAGAAACAGCAAGACAAGTAACTAAACCAACAAAAGATGAGCTAAAGCATTTGATTATTGAATACAGGTCAAAGCTGAACCTAGTAAAAAAGAAATTTGTTTAATTTTTACAGAGGTAATTGTTTTTTGTCGGTTTATTTATTTATTTAATTTATTTAGTTAATTTAATTTATCTTTGTAAAAAAATATAATTATGGCAAGATACCCTAGTCCAGATTCAGTTTCTTCAAGAGTAGCTGAAATGAAAATAGACGAAACGCTTATTTTCTTAAACCCATATACTTCGGTTATGGTAATGGTTTCTTTATTAAGAAGAAAAAAAGACCAAGCTCACAAGATTTTTAAAATAAAATACGCAAACGAAAAAACCGCTGTTACAAGATATAAATAAATTTTATGCACATACAAACCATTATTTACCAACGAACATTTAATTTAGGCAATTATTCATCTGAAAAAATAGGAGTTGAGTTTGCCATTAACCAAGGAGAGTCAGCTAATAAGGCTTTAGACATTGCTCGTGAGCTTGTTGAGGACTACCATAAACAAAATGTAGTTAGGTTAAAAGATTTGGGTTATTTTAACAATGAGCAAATTACCGAAGAGGTTATTCCTAGCCAATCAAAGAAATCTTTAGCTGAAAAGACAAAAGAATTTATTGACGCTTGCAACACAATAGAAGAATTAAGAGCTTGGGAGTTGATGGCTAAAAGTAATTCAGAGATTTTAGAACATTACAATAATAAACTTAAAACTATAAAATAATGCTACTTACTGATGATGAGCAATGTATTATAAATTTAATATTTAATTGTAACCATAGAATAACACAACAAGAGATTGCCGCCTCACAAAGATGGTTGGGTAGCCACCCTGTTCACGAAATAGATAGAAGAGAATCAACATTAAGAAAGATAAGGCAGGTAATTCGTGATTTAAGGATCAAAAAAGGTTATATGATTCTATCTGATGCCAAAGGTTATTGGATAATGAAAGAAAGGCAAGAAGCCATTGAGTATTGTGAAAGAATTGAGCGTATGGCAAAGTCGCAAGCGCGCGCGTGGTTTGAAACATACAACGCAATGAGAAAGAATTTTAATTTAAGCTCGGATTATTTTGAACAACAGGGAAAACTATTTTAACTATGATAAATTTTAATGAATCCCTAATACGAGCAAGCTCTGTTGGGTATTTAATGACCGAACCCGTATCTAAAGCTGATAAAGAAGCGGGGTTACTTTCTAAAACAGCACAAAAACACTTATTGGATGTTTATATTACTGAAAAGTATGGTCGCAAACGAGATATTCAAACCAAACAAATGAAAAAAGGTATTGAAGTAGAAGGTAATTCTATTGAAATGCTATCGGAATACTTGAAAAAGCCATTAGAAAAGAATGAAGAAAGATTTAAGAATGATTTTATTACAGGATTACCCGATATTATTGACGGCAACCATATTATTGATGTTAAGTCTAGTTATGATTTGTGGACATTTCTAGGCAACTTACCAGACAAGCTAGATAATCTATATTATTGGCAAATAATGTCCTATATGTGGCTTACAGGTGCTATTTCAGGCAGTATAGCCTACTGTTTATCAAATACGCCAGATAATATTATTGAGCAAGAGAAGTATTATCTCTTAAAAAAGATGGATGTTATTTCCGAAGAAAGCCCAGAATTTGTAAGGGAGGCTATGAAAATAGAGTTTAACATGAAGTTTGATGACATAGACATCGCAGAAAGAGTATTGTTATATAAAGTAGATAGAAACGAAGATGATATTTTAAAAATACAATACAAGGTAGAAAAAGCAAGAGAATATTTAATCCAAATAGAAGAAACCCATAAAAACTTTAACAATGGCAAAAGATAAAAAAGAAAATAAAGACCAATTAATTGGCTGTGATTTTTGTATTCAATTTGATATGGATGTTCCACATGTAGTAGCAGCAACTGATAGTGCAGAAGGTTTTATGGAAATAAAAATTACCCCAACAATGGATGGCGGTGTAATGTTTCAGTGTCCAACAACAGGAAAAAAATTAAGAATATTTCCTAGACCATTATCAGATGCAGGCAAAGCAATTTTAGAAGAAACATAAATCAAATAACCTATGATTTCTTATGAGTGTTAGCAAACTTACGGGCTGCTTCAACACTACCAAATCCCCAAGCTTTAAGAGCTAATGCTTTACGAGTAGGTTCGCCATTTGGTTTTTTCATTGACCCCATCATACCTGCAAATCTAGCTGCAAATGAAACTCTACGAGGATTAACACCTGACTTAACAGGAGCTTTCAAGTTTCCACCCGTTTCTGCATTGTAAGATGCACGACCTTTGGCATTTAAGCCACCTTCAGGGTTTTTACCCTCTTTTCTTTGCCAAGCTCCAGACATAAATTACATTTTTTCTTGTGATTTAATTTTCTTTTCTTGTTTCAACATTGCGGCAGTTGGTTTTTTACCACTACCCTTGTTGGCACGAATATTATCCCATAAACCACGAGGTGAATACGAACCATCTGCTCGTTTCATCATTTTTAGTTTACTTTTCATACGCTAAAATACGAATTATTTTTGATTTTCCGATTTCCAAATAATTAAATCTATCCCTTTTAAGCCCTTTGGCGGCGTTTTATGGTTTTCAACAGGTATTTGTTCCAATTTGGAACTAACCTCTGATTTTGGGCTGTTTCTGTCATAAGGAGGCATATTTTTAAATGGTGCGCCTCTTTTAGTTTCCGTTTTGCCATAAGAATCCATAAAATAATTTACCACCGCTTGTGTTGATGTTAAATTTTGTTCTTTTTTAATCGTTTCTAAAATTTCCAAGTCAAATCTGACTCCAATTGGTTTACTTTTTGCCATATAAATATTTTGTAGCTACAAAGTTAGGGTAAAATTATGAATGTAGCTACACTTCCCCCCCCCTATATCAACCTCTCTATACCCCTTAAACCCACCACTAAAAGCAAAGCAAGGAGGCACCCATATACCATACCAAAATCAATTGCAAGGGTATAACCAACAGCCTTAAACCAATGCCCGAAAACCAATACAGCTACTAACTATAGGCATAAAGGTGCAAGGTCAACGGAAAACAGGGGTACTCGGTGCTAGGATCTCGGCAGCCCCAAAAAAATGATCACAAAATTTCTATAGGGGTACCCTCAACTGTCTATTGATGTATAGTTTTTCGGAATTTCTTTTAATAAGATGGGGGGTGGCAAAAATTTTTTATAATTTTTTTTCGTATATTTGGTAAAATTATCTTTATGTATAACAATATGATGGATTCAATGAAAAAGCCAGTTGGTACACCAAAAGATAGTGTTGATATTGCAAAAGAAAAATCAATTAAATATGCAAAGCAAGATTTTTCAAGAAAAGATTTTGCACAAAAAAAATCTCCATTATCTGATTCTGCTTTGAAATACCGTAAAATAGCATTTGATGCAGCTCGAAATATGAGTAAAGAAGATTTAGCAAAGAAAGGTATTTCTAAAAAAATAACAAAACAAGGAGATACTGCATATAGTTATAAATCAGGAACTATTTCAGCGTATTCAACATATCCTAAAAACAAATAACATGGCAATCCCACAAATGAGAAAGAGAACCCAAATGGTAGAAACCGAAATGGGAAGAATGGTACCAAAGGCTGATCAAGAAAAGTTTGAGAAAGAAGCTGGCGAATCATTGGATAGAGCGGTATCATCTCCATATAAGATGGCAATGGCTGAAAGAGCTGAAAAAATGAAAGCAAAGGCTGCTAGAGAGGTTGTATTCAAAAGAGGAAGAAAAGCCGTAGCAACGCCAACAAGCGGGTTAGATTATAAATCAAGAATTACATCAACAACTTGGTCAAAGCCGTCAATGATGAAGAAATTAAAATAGCCCATACATAGTGTTTTAGTAAATAATGCCTCCCTTAAAAAAGGAGGTTTTTTGTTTACTAATAGAAAACTACCGTAAAGCGTAACGTTACACTAATTATTTGGAAAATGTTATAACATGATGTATATTGCATCAAAATGATTCACTATGAAGCGTACAACTATTTATTTAACTCCAGAAGTTCACGAGAAACTTTTAAGATTGGCTGAAAGAAAAAAATGGTCGGTAACAAAGACGGTAGAATTTATTCTGTTAAAAGCTGTAAAAGATAGAACTAATGCAAAAGAAAGTAATACTTAACATAACGCCCCAAACACATGTGAGGGCAACTCAAGGTGATTCCATTTTCTTTAGAATTCCTAGAGAGAAATTACGCCCCGCAGGTTTAAGCAGATTACTCCGCCTAGAGAAATACAACAAGTACAAAGTTGATCTTCTAGCCGAAGCCAAAGCCAAGCAATTTATCCTTCCCCCAGTTGGAGCTTCCATAACTTTCTTTATTCCAGTCCCACCCTCTTGGTCAAAGAAGAAAAAGAAATTGCATCATGGCAGATTCCACCAATCCAAACCTGACATAGACAACCTGACCAAAGCTACCCTTGACTCCCTGATGGCAGAGGACAAACAGATTGCTCACCTTGAAGTCCAAAAAAGATGGGTTGACTTTGAAATAGGATGGATAGAAATTTCCCACAAAGACTACGAAGAAGTTCTTACTCTACCCTACCCC